ACTGCACTACCAGCACCAAATCCGGCTAATGCTGCGCCAATGGCCACTATTCCAGCTGCCGCTGATACTAATCCACCTTCTCTTCCTATTTGAGCAAATTTCTCAAAAGTAGTATAAATTGAAGTAAAAACTCCAGTAATTAATCCACTGATAGCCTCAATTATTCCTATGACTAAATCTTTATATATTGTGAACGCATCTATAAGAACTCCACCAACTACTGATGCTAAATTAACAACATGAGGAGCAAGTTGAACTATCAGACCTATGAGTTCTCGTAAAACATCCAAAACAAAACCACCAACTACTTCAAAAAATATTCTAAATCCTTTTTCTCCATATTCTATTGCCTTTGACAATGCATATATTCCAAGAGCAAATCCAGCCATAGCCAAAACCAATATACCAATACCTACTGCAATGACTGGGGCTCCTGTTCCCAGTGCAGTTAATCCCGCAGCTAAACTAACAAGTGCACCACCGGCTGCAGCACCACCCGCTCCCATAAGAGCGAAAAGAGGTGGGATTATTACAATTGCTGCGTAAATTAATCCTATTGTAACTAACCATCCTTTCCATTTTTCCCAAATTGCTGCGATAGATTTCTTCCAATCCTCCCAATCTTCTTTAAGATTCGCAACTATTCCTTCACCTTTCGATAATTCTGAAATCCATCCTATAAACTTCATACCAATATCTTCTACAAATTGGAAAACTGGTCTTAAATATCCTGCGAATTTTGCTATTGCCTTTTCAGTCATTTCAAATGTACCAGTCATCGAACCAGAAACTCCTAATATATCCAAAAGTTTTTGACCGAGTGGAGTAATAAACTCTTGATATAATGTCTGAAAAACACCAACAATCGACTGCCATATTTTTTGTATATTATTAGTAACTTGTTCATTTTTCTTCTTTTTTGCTAAATCTTCAGCACTCATAGTCATAAGTTTTTCTTCTGCGGCTACCATTTTACTTAAATCTGTAAGAGTTAGTCCGGCGGCTTCTGCTAATGCTTCTCGTTGAACTAGATTCATCGCCAAAAAATCAGCTTCTGAACCAACTTGTCTCATAATCTCTTTTTGCATTCCTTCTAAATCACCAGCAAATGCTAATTCTCTAGCCCGTTCCATATTAACACTTCGTCCTAATAATACACTAGCTTCCATTTCAGCATTTATTGATGATTCAAAATCTAATAATTTATCTGCGGCCCCACTAATAGTAGTCATACTCATACCTAATTTCTTTGCAAATGCGGCTGCTTTTATAATATTTTTTCCACCTTCTTTCATATGTCCTGCAAAAAAGTCCGTATCACTTGCAACTTCTTCCATAATTTTACCAACTGGAACACCTGACTTCTGCATTTTTTTCATTTCCTTACCCATATCTTGTAATAAAACATCTTTGGTTGAACTTGATGTTGATTCCATCATTTGAGCAAGTTGTGCTGCAGATGTAGTTGATACACCATACATTCTTTCTAAATCATTTGCAGCTGTAATAGAATTTTTGGTTTCTTCATTTATAACTCCCCATTCTTCTACAAGTGTGGATGCTCTGGTCTGTACATCTTCTAAATTTTCACCGTACATAAATCCACCAGCGGCTGCTTCTCTTGTGGCCAATTCTAAATCCATTGCAAATCCTGCACCAACGCCAAGTTCTTTTTGCATTGCTACTGCACCTTTAACAATTCCCATCAAATGTTTACCTACTGCCATAACTCCAACCGCAAGTAATCCTATTACTGATTTAATAGGATTTGCCTTAACAACACTCCAAGCATCACCTATTTTTTCCTTAATACTATCCCATCCTCTTTCAAACATATTAAGTTTATCTGTTAGTTCGGTTGCCAAATCACCCCTTTCAACATAAGCATCATTCGTATCTTCTATAGTATCTAACATATTTAATGACGAATTTACTTGGTCTGATAACAACGCATGTAATTGTGGTTGAATACCTTTAAGTTTATTTATTTCGGTATTTAACATTTGTTGCAAATCAACTCTTTGTTGTTGGACTTCCTGAGATTTCAGTTCACCACTTAATGCCTTCTGAAACATACCCATTTGATTCGATTGTAATCCTGCGAGATTTTGTCGAGTTTTTCCTTCTGATGCAGCATTCATCGCCCATTGTTTAGATAAATCTGAATATACCCCACCCTTATTTATAATATTTTGCTGATGTTTACCGAAACCTCGTAGTTCTTTAAGAGTATCACGAAGTCCATCAAGTGTCTTTGCTTGTTGCGCAGTTAATTCTCCCTCTAACTTTCGCAGTTCCTTTAAAGCTGCTATTCTTTCTTTAGTTAATTTAATTGCGTCTTTATCTGCCATGACTTATCCAATTTATCCGATGGAGAAAAATTTTTCGAGTGGTGTTCCTTTATATCGTTTAGTTATTTGCTTTGATATTTTATTAGTATCTTTTCCTAATTTTTCCAAATCCTTTTCAATAGCATCAAACTTCTTTTTTAATTCTGGATCCTTATCTACCATTGACTTAACTGCTTTCGGAACTCTTTTCCCACTTGCAATCTTAGCCATCAATTTAGAAAGAATAGATTCACGCAATTCATTTTGTGATTTTTTCATAAAAATACTCCAATATAATTATTGTTTTGATGCTGAATAAAACCTTGGATTGGTTCAATAATAAATATAAGATTATTTATTTTTTGACCGATGGGGGACGAGAAATTCCTTTGGAAGATTTCCCGGAAGCTTTATCGTAAGCTTCTTTTTCTTCTTGATATGATTTTTCTAATTGTTTTAAATAGAACCTACGAAAAAATGTAGGCATAGTATAGACTTCGGAATGAGTAAACCCACCCTTTCCGTGAAAACAGAGCTGAAATATTTCGGTGTGTATTAGAGGTCTATCTTTTGGCTGAAGGCCAAAAAAACTGGACGGTCATTGGGACCGTCACCTCCTGATCGAAATCACATAACTCACAAGTAAATAGATAATTCATATCTACATCTGGAGTGATTTCTAATAAATGATTTCTAAATGCTAAAGAATCTCGTGATAAAAATTCATTGTCTACAAAACTATTAACATAAGCAGTATCAGATTTACCATCAACAGATACTATTGCTCTTTTTAATCGTGTTGTTATTTCAGGATCTACATTACTTCCACCTGAAATCTTTTTTAAAGCTTTAAGTTCTGCATCAATTTCACGTTCATCGCTTTGAGTGAGTAATTTGTAAGTAATCTTTCGTTTAGACGTAGGAAGTTCAAAATCGAATTCATTTTTTCCACCTTTAAGATGTGAATGATCAATAGATTTTTCTCCTAACTTTGTCAAATCAACATTATCAGTATTTCTTTCACCACAGGCAGGACAATTAAGTTCAAACTGATAATCCTTTCCATATCCTAATACTCTTGATGCTACCATTAATGCATTTTTATCACCAATAAGAATATCATCTAAATTAATAGATTCATCTACTACTAATGATTCTAACAGTTTATCAATTACTATTCCTTTCCGAATCAGATTTTGTGATGTTAAAATATCTTCCTCTTTTGCTGTCATATACTTTACCTCAATTTCTCCTTTTGATATGGAAGATTCTTTTGGATAAAGTACTCCTTTAGAAGGCAAGTTTACCATCTCTGTTGGAAATTGGCGTTTTTCTTCTGCCATGTTTTATCTCCTTTGTATTCTATATTGAATTATACAATATAACCAATTATTTAAAACTTTACTGGGTATCAGTTAAGATACCCAGTCAAAATTATTATTTAGGTGATGCAAATTTCTCCGCTGCTGTTACACCCAATCCAACTACTGTAATGTACATAAAACATTCTAATATTTTATCCTTTACCTCAAATGCAGAAAAGGTGTCAGCACCCCAACAACAAATCAACATAAAGAAAGCAGCAAAACCAACAGTTCTCTTTGATGATATTTTAGCATCACTTGATAGCATTTCTGTTAAAAAACTCATATTTTCTCCTTAGAATTGTAGGATAGCGTAATCGTATCTTAGTGTCAAAGTTACATCAACTGGATCAGTTGCGTTTGACCAATCTAAATCACCAAATGTTGCGTTGGTAATCCATGTACCTTTTAATGTCCATTCCTCAACTTTATCACCTACTGGACCTAACACATTAATTGTTACATCTTTCTTATAAAAATCCGAATATCCATCACGACCTGTTACTGATTCATGACCTAACCTTACCCATTCCATTACTGCTTGTGCTCCACTTGGAACAACGGGGTCATATAGAGTTATTTCTAATTCTTCCCAAGAACCCTTACCTTTAACATATCGTTTAACATTGATATGGTCAAGTTCAATAGTTTCAAAAGCTATTGTAGGTCTATTAGCTGTTTTAATAAGATAAGCTGGTATTCCCTCAATATACATGATGTACCGATTTTTCGTTTTCGGTTCAAACGGTGTGAACATTATTTCAGAAGGATCTAATAGTTCTGGCATCTTTAATCTCCAATAAGTTTAATTCTTCAACTATAAATATCAAAATTATAAAAAATCGTTATATTCATTTTTCATAGTTTTATAGAAGTTTTACTATATACTTCATATATAAATATATCGGGCAACAAAAAACCCCTCAAAAAGAGGGGCTTTTGTTTATTTAATCTATTGATTAAACTTATTCAGGAAATGTAGCTCCTGTTGGTAATACTACGAAGTCCAATACAATAAATTCAGCTGTCCGTGTTGGTTGGATAAATATCTGACCAACAAGTTGATTTCTATCAACAACATCTGGAGTATTATTTGTATCATCCATTACTACTCTAAATGCGGATAAACCACTATTTGATTGTACTGACTCTAAGAATGGATTCACAATGTTAAGGAATCTATTTCTCGTAGCTGCAGTATTTTGTTCAAATACTAAGTACCTACTTGATGAAGCGATAAACTTCTTCAATCTAATCAACAATCTTCGTACATTCACTCTATCAAGTGCTGAAGGACGACCTTGTAAGGTCTTTTGTCCCCAAACTACTACACCTTGACCTGGGAATGAAGCGATTGGATTAACTCTTGCTTCATAGAGTTCATCTCTTTCAGCGTGAGTCAATCTTGTCTGTGCTTCCGTTACTCCCTGTGATTGTAATCCACCACGATTCAAACCTGCTGGTGCGAACCATTCGTGTGCTACACTATCGGTGTAAGAAATAACACCAGGTAACACAACTGAAGGCGGAACCCATACTGGTAAGGAAGTATTCCTATCAACAATCTTTACCCAAGGGTAATAGGTTGCTGCGTAGTTAGTATCGAGTGTATTAATAGTCGAAGTTGCACTTGCTATTGATCCA